CGCGCCACCTACGGCAACCTCGCGCTGGGGACGCTGCCGTGGGTCGGGGCCGTCCTCTACGCCTACGCGAACAAGCGGGACGCGCTGAACCGCGCCCGCGAGGTCTACGGCAACCTGGACTACCTACGCTTCCGCGCTGCGTGACGCCGACGCCGGGGGTTCGCCCGCGCCATCGCCGGGGCGGGTGAGCCACCGAAGGCGAACGCCGCGAGCACCGCGACGGCGAGGATGCCGCCCACAATCCACCAGCGGCGGTTCGTCTTCGCTTCGACCAGGTCGCCGCCGGGGTCACGGCGCATCTTCCGCTTCCGCTTCTTCCCTGGGGCAGCGGGAGCGTCGGACGGCGCGAACGACGGACGCTCCGTGCCGAAGAGCGACGGGTCGCTGGGCCGCTGCTGCATCGCCGCGAAGGCATCGTGGACAAACTTGGCGTGGTACTGCTTGACCTCGACGGCCTTGCCGCCGCCACGGTTCACCGCGTCAGCGAGCGGACGCATCGCCGCCTGGATGGCCTTGAAGCCGCCCCAGTTCGCCGCGTTGAACGTCATCTCGACGCGGGGGTCGATGCCGGGGATGGGGCCGCTGCCCGTCACCGCTCGCTGCATAGCGGGCGGGATGGACGGGTCAACGAGCAGGACGCGCTTCCACCCCGCCGTCGTGAGCGCGCTGCCCAGGAGGATGGCGGCACCGCCGCTGAAGCCCATCGCGGACGAGAAGGTCGGCGTGTAGCCCAGCCGCGCCAGGCTCGCGTCCGCGTCAGCCTTGACCTCCGGCCAGGGGGCCGACGACTTGCGGGCGACGACGATGGCCCCGACGTTCGCCATCCCGGCGGGCAGCACCTTCCGCATCCACGCCGCGCCCGACGTGATGCCGCCCCCGTAGGGGAAGCCGTCGATGCCGGGGAAGACGTAGAGCAGCGGGCCGGAGGTACGGCCTGCCGGGACGAACGTCGTCGTGCCGTTCGCGCTGGCGTCGGTGCGCCAGGGGCCAACGTCAGCGGCTCCGTAGGACACGGCGAGCGGCCCGATGAGCGCGCTCATCACCGCCGCACCTTCCGACGACGCCGGGGGTTCGCAGACGGCGTCACGGTGGTCAGCGTCTTCGCCTTCGGCTTCCGCAGCGTGAACCAGGCCAGCCCCGCAGCCGCCGCCAGGCCGATGCCTACAATCCACCAGTTCTGCCGCACCTTGCGGGCCAGTTCCTTGCGCCCACCGCCGACGACCTCACGGGCCGCGCTCTTCGCGGCGGCGGTCACCAACTCCGCAGCCTCCGGCACGGCGGCGGCGATGCCCTGGGAACGCTGCTGGCTATACGCAACGACCTCCGGCGGGGGCAGCGTCGTCACCTCAAAGTGCATCTCGTCGGCGCGGCCCTTGTAGTCACCGCCCCAACGCAGGCCGAGTTCCGCAGCCTTGGCGCGCATGGCTGCGACCTTGTCGGCTTGCACGGTGTTTCGCGCCCCCAGCGGGTGCTTCGGGGCGTTGATATCAATGGCCGTACCGCTCGCATGGTTGGAGAGCGTCGTCGTGATGCCCCGGATGGTGCGGAAGGCGTAGCCCCAGGTGCCGAGGCCGCTGCCCAGCGTCACGGGTTCGATGTTCGCGTCCCACCACCGAATCATCTCGATGAGGCGCGGAGCGGCTTCGCCACGGAGCGGAATCTTCAGCGTGCCCTGCGAGAGCGGGACGGTGAAGGTCTGAATGTTGACGACCGAGCGGTCAGACGACGCGGGCCAGCCGTTCTGCGACTTCAGCAGCATGATGTTCTCCTAACGCCGACGACGGCGGGGGTTCGCCTTCGGTGGCGCAGGAAGCGCAGGGACGGTGCTCTTCCCGCCGCCTATGAGCGCGGGGAGGAGGATGACCGCAGCGGCGAGCATCGCGATGCCGCCCCAGGCCAGCCAGTTCGTCGGGGGCTTCTCGTAGCGGACGCGGGGCTTCTTCCCAGGTGCGGCGGGAGCAGCGGCGAGCGTGGAGATGGCCGGAGCACCCGCCACGGTGCCGATGGGGTTCACGACGACCTTGCCGCGTCCGTACATCGCGAGCACGTCAAGGAGCAGCCCCTTCGTGCCCCAGGGGGATGCGATGATGGCGTTCGCCACGTCCACCGGGGTCGCGTCAGCGCGGAGCAACTGGATGACGCTCGCGTAGCGCGAGAGGAGCATCGTGCGGACGGTGGCGTCCACGCCCTGCTGCGGGCTGGTGTAGTTCTGCACGCCCGCCTTGTTCGTGCCGTAGAGCGTGCTCCCCGGCAGTTTCAGCGTCGTGTTCCACGGGTTGTACGCAGCCTTCCCGCCCTCCGTCTGCCGCCAGGCATACATGAGCGCGAGCGTGTTCGCGGTGACCGGAGCCTCTAGGCCGCGAAGGATGGCCTCATAGAACGGCTTGTCTGCGACCTCCGGCAGCGCGACCGGGGCGGCGGGAGCATCGGGCGCACCCCAATGGACGGGGTTCGACACCTTGAACCGCAGGTAGCGGCTCACCTGGTGCAAGTTGTCCGCGCCCGTCGCGACCTTGTCCAACGTCCAGGCGGGCACGCGGTCATCGTCGCGCAGCGTGGCGAAGAGTTTACGGGCGTCGTGCTCCGCTTCACGGAGCCGCTGCCGCATCATGCGTCCGTGCATCGGTGCGGGGTAGTCGAGGTTCCGGGGCATGAGGTGGCTCCGAGGTTCAGAAAATGTCGATTTCGATGACCAGGTCGGCAGCGGCCCCCGCAGCCGGGCCGGAGAACGGAGGGCGAGCGGTCACGGTGACCTCCTACGCGAACGAGTGACGACGACGGTTGCGCTTCGGGGTCGCAGCCGCAGCCTGGCGGCGTTGAAGCCACAAGCCGTAACCCGCGTCCAGCACCTCCAGGTCGCGAGCCTTGCCCTTCGCGTTCTTCGTCTTGGAGATGAGCACCTTGGCGTCATCGTAGGACACGAAGGCGATGTTCTGCGTTTCGTTGTCCATCGCCCCCGTGTCCTCCACGGGGCGCATGAGGAAGTAGACGTTCGTGCTGGTGCCGCCCTTCCATTCGCCAGGGATGGGCGCGACGGCCTCCGCACGGATGCCCGTTTCCTCCAGCACCTCGCGCAAGGCACCCTGCTCGTCAGTCTCGCCCGCATCGACGCCGCCCTTCGGCAACGTCCAAACGTACCCATCGAAATGGTTCGTCGGCTCGCGCACCAGGATGAAGCCGTCCTCGTTGATGACAACGCCGCCAGCGGCCCGACGCAGCGGCGGGGGCGTGTAGGCCGGAGGCGTGTAGGCCGTGGCCGCACCGCCGCCCTGGGGGACGTAGGTCACGCCGCCCACCTTGACCTTCTCCACGACGACGGACGCCGGGGCCGAGAGGCGAATCTTGATGGCGTTCGCGTCGGCGTCCGCAGCGGGCTTCGTTGCGTAGGGGCCGAGAAGCCCCTGCTGCTTCCCGTTCTTGCGGATGACGATGTGGTAGGCCATGACGCGCTCCTACAGGGAGAGGTAGAGGCCCGTGAATCGCTCAAACGTGGGCTTCAGCGCGTCAGCGTAGACGCCGCTGAACTCCCCGGCGGGCGTCACCTCGTAGAACTTGGCCGCGCTCGCCATCTTCGCGAAGCGGAGCGTGTAGGTGTCGGACGGGTCGAGGATGATGGTGACGACGTTCGCCTTCTTGCTGCCCTTGAACTTGAAGGTCAGCGAGGGGTGGCCGTCCGTCGAGCCGCGCCCGAAGCCCGATGCTCCGAGCATCGCGGTCAACTTGCCCATGCCGCCCATCTGCCGGATGAGCGTGCTCGCCTGGGCCTCCGTCATGCTGCCGGGGTTGCGGCGGGTACGCGCAACGCGGGCCGCACGGCGGCGGGTCGGGTTGGTGCGCGTCGGGCCGCACCAGTTCTTCTCAAACCACCGCACGAAGATGCCAGGAGCGATGGCGCGAAGGTCGAAGCCCTGCGTCACGCTATGCGCGGTGCCGAGTTCGTGCGTGCCGCCGCCCTTCGTGTAGTAGATGCTCTGCGCCTTGAACCAGGCGCGGCATTTCCCATCCGGCGAGGTCGCGTGGAGCACCTTCAGCGTCGGGCTGCTCAACGTCCAACCCGCCTCTCCGAACTCACGGAAGATGCGCTTCCGCGCTGCGTCGAACGTGGGCCGCGTGCCTCCGTTGCGGAACAGGTTGGAGTAGGCCATCGAGCGGGACGCAGCCATCGCGCCCGCCGTCGAGGAGTTGCGGCGATGCGGCATCAGCGCGTTCAGCCGCGCAGCGAACAACGCCGCCGCCTTCGTCGCACCCTTCGGGAACAACGCCACCGTTCGCCCCCGTGCATCATCGACGGCGGGAGTTCCTACGTCATTGACGGTAAAGGGGCCGGGAATGTCTCCGACTTCGACGGCGCGCATCGTTGCCTCACGCGACGGAGCCTGCGTGAATACCATCCCGCTGCCGTTGTGGCGCGGGAAGCGGTGCCGCGCAGCCTCACGCTCCGCGCTCACCACACGGCGCAACTCGCCCTGGGTTTGCCCACGGTGCAGGTCTTCAGCCTGGGTGCGGGCCGCGACGATTTCGGCGGTGACCATCTCCACGGGCAGTTGCACGCCCGTCGCCGTCATGTGCTTGTTGTAGGCACGATATGCCGCGTCCATGAGCCGCTGGGTCGCGAAGGTGCCACCCTCCTCCGCGTAGCGGCTCACCTCCTTCTTGACCGCACGGCGCACGGCGGCGAACGGGTCGGCCCCGTTGCGGCGCGGGAGCGCACGGGGGCGGCGGTTCGTCTTCGTCCCGCACCCGCACGCCGAGCCGTTGCATCGGGTCACCGCTGCCGACACGTCGGGATTCGCCTTCGTCGCTTTGTCGGCCATGCCAGCCGCGACGGCCTCTGCCTTGTAGTGTGCCTCGCCGCAGACGGCTCCGTTGCGACGGATGGTGACCTTGAAGCCCATGTGGGTACGCCCTCTCGCGGGGGAGCGTAGCGAGCCAGGGGGCCGAGCGGAAGGTGAACGGAGTGCCGCGAAGGCCATCGGAACCCTTGACACCTGTCAACAGGCGGCTATGATGAACGGGCATCCACGGAGAACCCGATGCCCAGCCCCGCCCCCGCCTCTCTCGTCGCCCAGGTCATGCACCCCGATGGTCGCGTGACCGTCCACCGCCCCGCCGGGACGACCTGGCACTACAAGGAACTCCAAGCCCTCGTCGGCGGCGGGTTCTTCCAGTTGGTTCTCGTCCCCGGTGACGAGAAGCGCATCGCCCTCTGCGACGAGGACGGCATCGCGAAGGAGTTGGAGTTCAACCCCGGCGCGTCCCTGTTCCTTCGTCAGTCCGTCGTCGGCCCCGTGGCCGTCATGCTCTACGACGCTCTCCGCGACGAGAACGGCGAGTGAACCCCTACTCCCAGGAGCCGACCATGTTCTCCCTCTCTGACCTTCTCCCGCACCTCTTCATCGCGCTCTCCGAGTTGCGCGTCCGCACGCCCCGCGCCCGTCAGCGCACGGTGACCGCCGACGACATCCGCTGCCTCTGCGAGCGGCTGGCCGAAGTCGAGCCGGAAGCCGACGACGTTCGCCTCACGGCGCGTCTGCACGGCGGGTTCATCCCCGGCTCCTACAAGGGCACCGCCGAAGCCGATAGCGTCTACGTCGAGGTGGACGTTCGGACGAACACCGTGACGAAGGCGAACGTCACCCGTGGCTTCGCGCAGCGTCGTCCCCACGGCAACGGCGCGCATTTCATCGTGAGGCTCGTCCGCGAAGGGCAGGTTGACGGTCGCGTCGTCTGACGCGCAAGGGGCAACGCCCCCACCCTCCCCCTGGGGAGCGGCCCCGTTGACGGGGGCTGGCGAAAGCCAGCCCCCGTTCTTCTTTGCGCCTGCCTTGTCGGCTGGCAAGCGACGGGCTATGCCCGTGTTTGAGGTTTCTGTGAACGACGTACTCCCCGCCAAGCCCCCCGGCCACACTTGCCCCGGCATTGACGACGCTCGCACCGCGATGCGTCGGCTTGCCCGCGCAGCCGATGACCCCCTTTCCTCCTCCGCGCTGACCGAAGCCCTCGCCGCCCTGGAGCGCGTGCGCGAAGAGAACGTCGCGCTCCGTGAAGCCTACGTCGAGGCGGTGGCGTTCCGGCACGTCGCCGCCGAAGCCATCGCGCTCGTTCGCAGCGGCTACGACGGGGCGTTGCTGGGCGAGGCCGTCAGCCCGCTCGTCCGCGCCATCAACGACTACGACCGTGCGAAGCGTCGGCACGCCAAGCGTGCCCCGGAGAAGACCGCGTGAAGCCCTACAACGCCAACGGCGTGTGTCCGAAGTGCGGTTCCGCGCACGTCACGACGCGCTTCTACTCTGCCATCGGGAGCGTCGGCACCGAGCACATTCGGCGCGAGTGCTCCCGCTGCCGCTACGAGTGGCGTGAGGCTCCCTTGGACGCCCGCATCAACTCCGACCGCTCCCAGGTCGCGGCCCTCTCCAAGACCGACCGCATGGTCGCCGCCATGCACGCAGGCGTGACCCGTCTGCCCAGCGAGGACGTTCCCGCCTACCCTTCCGGCCCCGGTGGCCTCAACCCGCGAGACTGACCTTGACGGGTGGCAAGAGCAAGGCTATGGAGTACGCAGAGGCAACACCATGAGCAAGTGGAAACCGGGGCAGAGCATCCGGCACGGGGCATCGCCCGTCGTCTACACGCTCGTCCAGGCCGTCGAGGACGAGTGGCTGGGCGAGCCGTTCTACGTCCTCACGCTGCGCGACGACACGGGGCTGGTCAAGGAAGTCCTGGAAACCTACTGCGTCGTGCTGGCCGAGCCGCCCGAAGACGCCCCGACCGAAGAGGTGTCCCCGTGAACTCCGTCGAACTTGACCTGCTGCTCCGCGCCCACATGCGGGCCGACCTCCAGGCGGGCACGCTGGACGGCGCACCCGCCATGACGCTCACGCTCACCTTCGCGGGGAAGCCGTTCTGCAAGGCAACGTGCGCGGTGCCTGCCCCGGCTCCGCTCATCCCGGCGTCGTGCCCGCACCCGCATAGCAGCGTGGACGACGTGCGCTCCGCGCTCCTGGGCATCGTCGCGGAACTGCGGCGGGCCGCGAAGGTCTGCGAGAGCACGGGGCAGCACTACCGCGCCGACGCCTTCTACGACACCGCCGCCTACATCGAAGACGGCAAGTGGCCGACGACGTTCGGCCTCCCGGTGAAGCCGTGAACCCCAACGACAAGGAGAAGACCCCGTGATTACCGACCTCGTCCCCGACGACCTCACCCCTGCCGAGCGGCTGCGTGGAGCCGTGCAGGTCATCCGCGACCACCTCACGAAACTGAAGGAGAGCAACGGCCTCATCGGGGCGAAGAGCGTCCCCTTCCAGTTCCTCGTCGCCGTGCAGACGGAGCAGGGCATGGGCGTACTGCTCGCGTTCCCCGGCGATGCGTTCCTGGCCGACGTGGAAGCCGTCGCCAGCGAGCCAAAGGGCGTGTCCCTTGACCCGACCTTCTTCGCCTGGAGCGAAGCGGATGCACCGTTGTGGGCGATGGACGGCTCCGGCCCCGCCCCCGCCGTTCCCGAAGGGGGTGAGTGATGAAGAACTGGCGCGTAGAGGCCAAGGTCACACAATGGCACGTCCAGCACGTCGAAGCGGACACCGCCGAAGAGGCGTGGGAGGTCGCGAGGCGCGGGTGGAGCGCGAAGACCTGCAAGGAATGGGACGAGATTGAACCCTACGGCGACCCCGAAGAAATCGAGGAGGACGAGGCATGAGCGAGAAGAAGTATTGGCGCATCGAGTTGGACAAGGTGACCCGCCACGCGGTCTACGTCGTCGCGGACACGGAAGAGGCCGCACGCGCCATCGCCATCACCGTCACGGCAGACGAGGTGGAGGAAGAGGGCGTCGAGTGGCTGGAGGCCGAGGTGTTTGAGGCCGACGAAGAGGACGCCCTGGACGGCTGGGTTCTGCCCCGCGCCAACGGCGAAGAGGAAGGTGAGGAATGAAGCGCGAACGCAACTACACCGTGAGTGAACGGGCCGTCATCGTCATCGGAGCGGCGGCGGGCAAGTCCGTCGAGGAAATCAACGCCGTCCTGGAAGCGGACGCGAAGCGCAGCGGGGGCACCTTCCGCGCCGCGAACGCCACGTCGGTCGGAATGGCGGGCCGCTACCCGTCCATGCTCCCCGCCGAGGCCCAAGCCCTGTGGGAGCACATCACGCAGCCGAAGCCCCTGGGGGACGTATGAGCACCGTCGAAAACTCCGTCCGCGAAGACGAGAGCAGCCTGTTCTACACGCACCGCCGGGGCAACCAGGCCGTGACGTTCACCGTCCTCCGCGTCAGCGGGGACTACATCGGGTGCGACCTCACGACGCACGCCGCCGACTACGCGGGCGAAGAAATGTGCGCCACGCTGGGGATGAACGGCGTCTGCCTGGGCACCAGCCTGGCGTTCGCTCGCGGCTTCTACCGCGCTCTCCAGGTTCACGGGAACACCGAGCACGTCCCCGACGAGCGCGTTTTCGGCGCGCTCATCGCCTACCTGGCCGACGAGTTCGGAACATGACCAAGCCGAAGAAGCGCGTGAAGAAGCACCAAGTCGTGCGGATGGTGATGATGGAGGTCATCGACAACCAGCAGCGCGACCTTCAGTCGCTCGCAACCGACATCGGGCGGCTGCGGGCACGGCTGGCCGCACAGGAAGCCGCCATCGCTCGCATCGGGCACGTCGCGCAGCGCATGGGCTGGGACGCTATCGAGGCCCGCGACGGCGAGAACACGGCGCGGTTCATCGAGGAGCGGTGGAAGCGCGTCGAGGCCGCAGCGAAGCGGCACGGGTGGGACAACAACCCCGGTGACTACCTGCCCGAAGAGCACCTAGACGCCGTGGCGACGTTGGCGAAGCGAAGCGTAGACGCCGAGCGTGCGAAGGCGTCGTTGCCCCAGCGGCTCGTACCATAGCGGGATAGTTGCCACGGCATGACGCTCCTCCTCATCCGGCTCCCAGGTGACAACGGCCATGAAGTCCTATGGCCCTGGGAGCAGGACGCAGACCTGCGACGTGCCGCCCTCCTTCACACGTCGGCGTGCCATCTCTGCACGATGGTCGCCAACCCCGTCTTCGGCACCGACGTGCCGAAGGCCACCTTCACCCCCGGTTGCCCCGAAGGCGCGGAACTCTCCACCGCCCTCCGCGAGCACGCAGCCGACAAGCGAGCACCGAAGTGACCCTCTCCCGCCTCACGAAGCACGGCCACTACCACCAACTCGCCCTCCGCAACGACGCGGGCGGCATCGAAGTGTGGCTACTCACCGACAACGAAGTCGAGCGCATCCGCGAGCGCGCCATCAAGCACCCGCATCTCGTCATCCCGGTCATCGTGGCCGAAGAGCAGCAGGGCTTGTGGCAGCGGTTCCGCGCCTGGGCGACGGGCGGTTGAAATCTACGGGGACGTGGCCGGAACGGTAGACGCGCCCGCCTCAAAAGCGGGTTCCCTTGTGGAGTGCGGGTTCAAGTCCCGCCGTCCCCACCACATCAAACGATGCGCTGGCCGCGCACGGTCAACGGCACCGCCAAGTCCCAGGCGTTCGCAGCGACGAGAGCGAGCAGCGCGTCCATTCGGTAGACCGTCGCGTGGAGCACGGTCATCTTGTGCGTGGCGAGCCAGTTGCGGCGAGCGTTGAGGTACGCCTTGACCCACGCCTTCTCGTCCCCGCCGTTGGCCGGAGACTTCTCCGCGAACTTGTTGCGAATCATGGTCACGCCGCCAGGGCCGGAGTGGATGCATGAATCGTAGACGACGAGGAGGCCCAGGGCCGTCGTCAGCCCCGCCTGCTTCGCGATGTTCACGGCGGGCGCGAAGTAGTGCGCGTCGAACACCTCGTCCTGGGCCTGCTGCATCTTCGGGTCAGCACCCGCCGCCTTCAGCAAGTTCACCAGGCTCGTCGTCGTCGCGCTCCAGGGGCCACGGGGCGGCTCGCTCGCGCTGCCGTTGGCGGCGATGTGCGGGAGGAACGCCTTCATCGGCTCCGCGTGCTGCCCACCGAGTTCGATGTATCGCTTCACGACGAGGTCGAGGCTCCCCGCCTTGTCGGTCGCCTGGTGCTTGCCGTAGGAGATGCCCGCGCCGTCAGCCAGGATGGCGCACGTCGAGTAGGACGCGGCGGTGGGGACGCGGCCAGTCTCAAAAATGGAGAGCACGCAGTCGATGACGTGCTTCTGCGAGGCGGTGGGGGTCATGGGTCGGAGATAGTCGCCCCGATGCGGCAACGCCGCGTCTATGCCCGACGCCGAGGGCCACGCGCAGCAGCCCCGAAGGTCATGCGGCGATACGCCAGCGTCATGTACGCGCCCTACGGATATCCTGGTGTGACCGGACAACGGCTTCCCGACGCGGGGGCCGTGAGCAAGACCCGCGTGGGCGGCAAGCCCTACCTCTGCGTGTCCTACGAAGTGGAGAAGACCCAGGTGCAGCCGCTCCGGCTCGCCGCGTTCCTCGTCTGCGCCCCCGTCATCTTCTACGCGGGCCACCGCTTGAAGAAGAAGGACGAGAAGATGCTGGGCTATGCCACGCAAGCCGCCGCCCTCGCCATCGCCACCTGGAGCGGGTGGGTGTGGAGCAAGGCCGAGTGGGAGATGCGGACGGAGCCATGACGCGGCTGAACCTGTGGGATTTTGACGACACGCTCGCCGCGAGCAACGAGGTGGTCGAAGTGCTGGCGGCGCGCTTCCCCAACGTGCCGTACTCCGACTGGTGGCGCGACACGAAGCGCGCCACGCAAGCCCTGCGGGAAACGAAGCCCTTCGTGTCGATGTGGCGCACCCTTGCGCGGACGCCAGGGCGTCACGTCCTCTTCAGCGGGCGCGCTCCGGCAGCGGTCGAAGCGTGGCTGGTGATGCACGCCGACGACCCGCGCATCGGCCCCGCCATCGCGAAACTGGAAGAGGCCGTGCCCGTTCCGCAGTTCCGGCGGGCCGGGGAGCGCATCCCCGACGTGAAGTTGCGGCTCATCCGTGCCCTCGTCGCAGACGGGGAGCGCGACGTGCATCTCTACGACGACCACGCCGACCTCCCGGCGATGGTCGAAGAGGCGCGCATCCCTGGGCTAACGCTTCATCGTGTCGCGCACGGGCAACTCGTCAATGGGTACGGTTGCCGCTGCGCGGCGCACCGGAGCGGAGAGGCATAGGCGACGGCTTGCCGGATGGCAGAGCGGCGACTACATGGTCGGGGCCAAGGAGGCACCGATGGCAGCAGCAGCATTGAAGCGGGCGAACGCCCCGCCGCTCGACACGCCCGAAGAAGACGAAGAACTCGACCTCGTCCCCGATTCGATGAAGACCTGGCGCACGAAAGGGCGGGTCATCATCGGGGTGACGGCAGAACTTGCGAGTGGCGAGTGGGTCGCCATGACGGAGGGCACCGAGAACTTGACCGTCCACGAAACCGAAGCCGACGCCAGCCTTCACCTCACGCTGGCCTACATGCGGCGGGCGCGGTAGGTTCCAGGTGTCGGGGTTCCGACGCTTCGGGTAGGTGTGTGTGAGCGTGAAGGGGGAGGGCGAAAGCCCTCCCCCTTCTGATTCGTGCCGACCTGTCAGCGGTCGCCTAACGCGCTGAATGTTCATAGCGCGAGGCTTGACACCCGACGCACGGGGGCTATGATGCAGGGGCCGCATCAAGGAGGCGGCACCCATGCCCGACAAGTCCCAGCCCCCTGGGGGCATCACCGTCAAGCCGCACGCGGAGGGGGTCAGCCTCTCCCTCGCCATCCCCGGCTTCCCCGGCATCCTCGTCACCCGCGCCACCTTCGCGGAGGCGTTGCGCGCCCTCGCGGAGCACGTCGAACGGCGTGAGGCGTCGTTCCCGACGCCCGTGGGGGTGGCGTGATGCCCCGCTACACCCGTGAGCCGGAACCCATCCGCTTCAACGCGGGCGACCCCATCCCCGATGGCTGCGCCGTCATCTACGCCCTGGAGGGCTACCGCACGAAGCGTAGCAAGAAGGCGTCGGCGGTGTCCTACGCGCTCACCGTGAGCGACCTGCCCCACGGCGGCTGGGTCGCCCAGGGCGACTACCGTGAGGCCATCGTGCCGATGCTCACCCAGGAGGCGAGCCGCGCCTACCGCAGCGCAGTCAGCAACTCGCGGGCGCAACGGCGCGAGCGTGCCGAGCCGAGTGCGGAAACCTTCGCGGACGTGGCGGGCGACAACGACGGCCTGCGCGGGCTGCACACGATGCTCCTGGAGCACGGCGACCTGTGGGCGAGGAGTGAGCCGCACGGCACGCGGGACGACCTCCGTGACTTCCTGCACCGCTGCGTCTACTGCCTGGCCGCACGGCTTCTGCACGACGCCGACGTGCTCGCGGCCAACGCGACCGTGGAGTGGGGCGCGGACGTGGAAGGTGAGGAGTGACCCGCACGCTGCTCGTCGGCTCCAACGACCGCTGGCTGGAGCAGATGGCAATCATCCTGGAACTCCACGGGATGCGCGTCGATTGGTGGTGGCCGACGCCGAGCCGCCTGGGGGACATTCCCCTGGGCTGCGAGGCCGTCGTCGTCGCCACCGACAACTGCTCCCACAAGTTGTCGAAGCCCGCGATGGAGCGGGCCAGGAAGGCGGGGGTGCCGCTCATCTGCGGGCCGCACCGCAGGTCTGCGCTCTCCCCGCTGCTCACGAAGCACGGCTTCCCCATCTCGCCCCCCGCGCTCTTCGGCGTCCCGACGCTGGGCACCACAAGCGCGCTGGCGTCCATGCCCAACGGGGCGGTGAACGCCATCCTCGACACCGCCATCGACCCGCTCCCCGCACCGCCCGTCGCCATCTTGGAGGCCATCTTGGCTGCAACCGTTCCCATCACCGTCCCCGTCAAGCACGTCGCCGCCGTCGCCGCGCTCACCACGGCGGCGCGCAGCATCTACGACCGCGTGCTGCCACTCATCGCCGCGAACCCGTGGCTCACGGCTGCGGAACTCGCGCCGAAGATGAAGATGAACTCGTCTGTGCTCCTGCGCCCGCTCCGGCTCGCCCGTGGCACGCTGGGCGTCACTCCTGGTGTCGGCGCGGGGGCGAACCGCATCACCGACCGCGCCCGCTACGAGATGAACTGTATCGCCCTGGGCGTGCTCTCCGTCACGGAGGACGTGGGGCCAACGCGCCCGCCCTACACGGCGAAGGCGCGCAACGGCGGCGACCGTGCCCAGCCTGGGCGCACCGTGAAGAGCGTCGTGCCCGCCGCCATCGGCCAGGCCATCGTGGAGAGGCTGGCTGCGCTGGAGCCGCAGCCCGTCACCGTCGTGCCCGTCGTCGTCACGCCCGCGCCCGCTCCGGCTCCGGTCACCGCGCTCCTCCAGGGCGAAGCCGCGAAGGACACGCTGGAAGCCCTGCGTCTGCTCCTGGAGGCCATGCGTGCGGAAGGCGTGGAGCACGTCGCCATTAGCGACGACGGCAAGGTCAGCGTCCGTCGCCGCGTCGTCATCACCTCGACGCTCGCCCTCTGACGGGGCGGCGCGCTAACGCGCCAACGGCACGCCGTCACGGTCACCTTCTGACCGGGGCGGCGTGCTTCTTTGGGTGGACGCACCGCGCCCCAGCGCATAGGTACTCTGCACGCGAGGCAACGCGATGACCCAACTTCTCCTCGACACGGGGCCGTCCCCGTTCGGCTGGCACCGCTACGAGACTTTCCTTCGGTGCCCCCAACTCTACGCCTACTCCCACAAGGGGCCGAGGCACGACGATTCCGAGAGTGGGCGTGCGCTCGCCCTGGGGTCGATGGTTCACGTCGGGCTGGCGCACTACTACGCCCGGATGCGTGAAGAGCAGAACGGGAACGACCCCGACGTGCTCTACCGCCCCGAAGAGGCGGTCACCGCGCTCGCCGCGAAGAAGGACGGCCCCGCCTGGCATGAGTTCGCGGGGCTGGCTCGCGATATCGTGCGCGGCTACCTCACCCGCTACGCCGCAGAGCGTCCGCGCATCCTCCACGTCGAAGAGGTCTTCAGCCTGGAGTTCGACGGCGGGGCACCGCTGACGATGCGTGTAGACCTGGTGTGGGAGGCGAAGGACGGGCGCGTCTACTTCGTTGACCACAAAACCACGGGCCGCATCACCACGTCGCACCCGCGCTGGTATGCGATGAGCGGTCAGTTCCTCGCCTACCGCTGGGCGGGGCGGCTCGCCTTCGGGGAGCGGTTCGGCGGCGTCGTCTGCAACCTCATCCAAACCGACGCGAAAGACCTCACCTTCGCTCGCCCGCAACTCGCGCCCGTCCCTGGGCAACTCCGCAAGTTCCCCGCAGCCATCGCGGAAGCGTGGCGGCGCATCCAGGAGATTGAGGCGCGCAACCTCGCGGTGAGCGAGTGGCCCGCGCACCCGTCCGAGCACACTTGCTGGACGCGCTACGGCGCGTGTCCGATGTATTCCCGCTGCGAGTGGGCCACGCCCCCCGACGACCAGGGCTGAAGCGGGCCGAAAGAAAACCGCCCGCGCATCATTGACAGGTGGCAAAGCGGGTACTACATAGAAAGCATCACGGAGGCAACGTGAGCACCCCAACCAAGAACGCCGCCGACCCCGGCGGGCCAGCGTTTGTCGTGACCTACGGTCGCAGCGGCGTCGGCAAAACGACCGACCAAGGCTACAGTTTCCCCAACGCGCTCTTCCTTGCGGCCCCAGGCGCATTGAAGCCGCTCCCGGCCCTCTGCGGCATCCAGCCGAAGGTCTTCGACTGCAACACCATCGACGCCGCGACGAAGGCTATCGAAGCCGCCGCGAAGGCGAAGACGGTGGACGCCATCGTCGTGGATGACTTCTCGTTCCTCGCGGAGCACACCTTCAACCTGCTGGAGAACAAGTTCAGCGGCTACAAGTTGTGGGGCAAGTTGCGCGAATACGTCTTGGACTTCCGCGCCGCTGCCCGCTACGCGGGCATCCACGTCGTCATAAACTGCTGGGAGCAGGTTCCGATGACGAAGCCCGATGGGACGCGCATCCGGGGCGGGCCGAAACTCTCCGGCGACCTGCCGGAGCAACTGCCCGCGATGGCCGACCTGGTGCTTCGCGCCACGTTCGACCCGACCCGTCGCCCCTGGGGCGCGGTCTACCGCTGCGACGGTGGGCTGGATTGGACGGGGAAAGACCGCGATGCGGGTACGCCCTCTCCGGCTCCGCTCAACCTGGGCGAAATCCTCCGCATGAATGGCTACAACATCAGCCGCCTCCCCTCTCTGCCGTGGCAGGAGGAGGTGGTCGCCGGGGTCGCCGCCAAACTCCTGGAGGGCCAGCCCGAAGGGGACGCCGCCATCCTGGAGGCGTTCTACACCGACCTCGTCGGCAAGGGCATCGACCCCCGCCATGCTCGCTGGACGATTCGCGATGCGTGGGACAGGGCCACGTTGCGGCGAGCGAAAGCGACCCGCTGGGCGACGTTCTTCTAACTTCCGAGGGGGCGCGGTTCGCCCTCACGCTTCCCCCCGGCGGGCGTAAGCACCGGGACGTTCATCAATCGCAAGGAGCAACCATCATGGCCGACTGGAACTTTTCTGTGAATCTCGCGGGCGTTGCGCCCGCTGGCGCGGGCAACCGCAACCTCCCCACGGGCTACTACAAGGGCAAGATTGTGGAGGCTGACGGCACCGTCGCCTCCACGGGTCGCCCCCAGGTCGCCTTCAAGGTGGAAATCACCGACGCCGAATACGCGGGCATCGTCCGCACCTGCTGGCTGGGCATCCCCCAGGCCGCTGAAGACAACGTCCGCTACTATTGGCGCGCTGCGTTCGAGGCCGCTGGCTACACCCCCGCGCAGATTGAGGCGGGCAACATCAACGCTTCCCCGTCCCTGTTCGTGGGCCGCGAGGTCACCGTCCACTACACGATGGGCGACAAGGACGCGGGCCAGCGCGACAACCTCAAGTTCCTCGCCCCCGTGGCGTGGGAGCAGGGCAAGCGCGCCGAGGGCGCGGTCGCCAACGCGGGCAACGGCTCCGCGCTGGGCGGCGCGAAGGTCACGGTGCCCCAGGGCGGCGGGCTGGGCGGCGCGGTCGGCGGTGGCATGGGCGGCGTGGCCGTGACGACCCCGGCGGGCGGTGGCCTGGGCGGCATGGGCGGCGGCATGGGCGGCGCGGCGAAGGGCGGCGCGTCGGCGTCCGACTTGCTGAAGGCGTTGGGCGCGCAGTAGCCGCTCCCGCCTCACGGCGACACGGGGGCGGGTGGTCGAAGACTGCCCGCCCCTTCGTGCTACCCCCCAACACGGAACCCCGATGCCCCTTCATCACGCTACACCCGCCGACGCCGTCGCCGCGCTGGAAGACCTGCGGGACGCCATCCGCAACGTCCTCTCCCTGGACACGCTGCGCGCTGGCCCCGAAACAACCCGTGAGATGACGAGCCGCTTCGACGCTGACCTTGCTGACGCCCTCACCCGCGCCGACAAGGTGCTGGACGGGCTGGTTCAAGCCGCCGAAGACGCCGAAGAAGACCCCGAAGAGGAGTGACCATCATGTACCGCACCGCCTATGAGGCCCACGCCGCCACCGTTCGTCGCGCCTTCGTCGTCGCGGCTCGCCGCCTGGACGAGCACGGTGAACCCACGCATCGCGCCCTCATCAGCGCGGTGCGGTACTACTCCCCCGAATCCGCGCACATCACCCTCGTCCTGCGCCGCGAGAGCGGCGCGGAGGTGCGCTACGCCATCCTCGTTCACGCCTCCCAGTTGGACGCGGTCACGGACGAGGAAATCACCCACTACGAAGCCATCCTCGCGGAACGTCGCTACGAAGACGACGTGCGGGCCTACGCTCGCGTCGTCGCGACCGGGGATGACTGCGACTACCTGCGGACGCTCTAATGACCCAGCCCGACCTCTCTGCGCGCCTCATCGCGCTCCTCACCGACGTGAACCCCGACGCTGCTCTGTGGGACGGCCTGGACGACGCCCTCATCGGCATCGCGCTGCGCGGCCCCAAGCCCGTCGCCGTTTACGACTACGACCTCATGGTCGGCGTGTTCATGCGGAACGAAGGCTGGACGCGGGACGACGCCGTGGAGTGGATTGAGTTCAACGTGACCGGAGCCTACGTCGGCACGTCCACGCCCTTCCACGTCCACAACGGCGACACCTGGGGCGACGACGAAGACGACGACAACGACGGCGGCACCCTCTTCGACGCGGTGGACGAGTGAGCATCGACCTGCAACACCTGGGCGCACGCTGCGACGTGTGCCCGCTGGCGACGTGTCGGGCGGGTGGCCCCGTGCCCGCAGAGGACAACCCTGGCGCGTGGCTCGCCGTCGTCGGGGAGTTCCCTGCGGACACCGAGGTACGCGAGGGACGCCCCTTCGTCGGGCCGAGCGGCGTGGAGGCCATGAAGGCTCTCACGACGCAGGGCGTCAAGCGCGGCGATGCCTATTGGACGAGCATCATCGCGTGCCAGCCGCCGGGGAACGACCTCAAACGGCTGCTCGCGCAGATTCAGAGCCGCAACACCGAGCGGAAGCGCGAGAACACCCAGCGAGCCAAGGACGGCTACCCGCCGCTCCCCCTGGAGCCGTCGCCCATCGACTGCTGCCGCCCCCGGCTCGCCGCCGAGTTGGCGCGCTTCGACCGCATCATCACGATGGGCGGCGCGGCGACGAAGGGCGTGACGGGCGCGAGCGCGTCTATCCTCGACCTGCGCGGCGGCATGATGGAGGGGCGTCTGCACTACGACCCCCAGGCCAACACGCTCCGCGTCGTGGGCAGCGAGGCGAGCGAGAAGAACACGGGTGGGCGGGTCAAGGTCATGCCGACCCTCTCCCCTGGCTTCGTCGTCCGCAGCCCGAAGTGGACGGTGCCCTTCCGCACCGACATTGGCCGCGCCGTGCGGTGGTTCCGGGGCGTGCTCGCGTGGCGGGAGCCGCGTGTGACCTACCAGCCGACGCCGGAGCAGTTGGCGGCGTTCATCCTTCGCCCCGGCGCGGTGCTCGCCTACGACTACGAAACGGACGGCATCGAACCGTTGACCTGCAACGTCCGGTGCATCGGCATCGGGGACGCCGACGAGATTCACCTGGTCGGGCTGCTCGCGAAGGACGGCGTGTCGCGGTTCTACACGCCCGCCGATGAGGCCCGCATCCATGACGTGCTGAAGCAGTTCTTCACGCACCCCCAGGTCATCAAGGTCGGGCACAACGCAGGCTCCTACGACCGCATGGTGGTGCGGGCGCAGTACGGCATCGACCCGATGCCGACGCTCGACACCATCCTGCTTCACCGCCTGGTGGAGAGCGAACTGCCGCACAACCTGGCGTTCGTCGGCAGCGTCTACACCGACATTCACGCTTGGAAAACCGACCGCGAAGGCCGCAAACTCGCGTTCGATAGCGAAACCGACGAGGAGTTGCATCGCTACTGCGCCCTCGACGTGGCCGTGACGGCGCGGGTCATGCCCGCGCTCTACGACGCCACGCGGGTGCGCGACCAAGCCCACCTCATTCAGAACGACCACGCCATCCAGCGCATTTGTTGCGACATGCACACCGTGGGCATGTGGGTTGACCAGGAGGCAAGGTCAGCCAAGGAGAAGACGAAACTCCGCGAGGTGCTGGAACTGCGCGGGTCGCTGCGGGACGCCTCCGGCCTCCCCGACCTCAACCCAGGCTCCACGCTCGCGCTGCGGCGTCTGCTCTTCACGTCGGCGGGCTGGAACCTCCAGCCCCCGATTGACGACGACCTCCGCTACACCGCCAGCGGCGACCCCAGCACGGACGACAACGTCATCCGGGGATGCCTCATGATTCCGAACCTCACGGAGCAGCAGCGGGCGTTCTTGAAGACCCTGCGGAACTACCGCTCCGCGCAGAAGGAGTTGGGGACGTACATCGTCAAGTTGCGGCCCATGAGCGATGCCGCCGATGGCGTCGGGTGGGACGAGGACGAAACGGACGAAGAGCGCGGCGAGCGCGAGAAGCG